TAATACTCTAGGCGCAAACAATGGATGGCAGATAAACATAACATCGCCCATTTGTGCAGTAGTAATTTGATTTAAATAAAGTCTATTAAATGGAAGTGTTGCACTACTAGCATCAGCAGTTAAAGTTGCAACTAATGTTACTGTATCAGCATCAACGACTCTAAAGCATCTTACTTTTTCATGCTCAATAGAAATAATGTATTGTTCATTATTATCAAAAACAAATGGAAACAAACGAGATTGATATTTCTGAGAAGATGAAGAACTATAATCAATACCATAATCATAATAGCGTTTTGTACCTTGACGTTTCCTTGCACTACCTTCGGCAGTAACAATCATGTTCTGAACTTTTTGTGCTGAGCTTGTGTAGATAGCTGTATCAGTTCTCATAATTAGAGAATCGCTAACCTCACCAAACTGAAAACTGTTTTGTGGAACGCGAATTTTTTGCACTAGCTAAGCCTTTCAGTAACAAACCTTTTTGTATTAAGCTTCTTAGTTGTTTGAGCTTGAGAGTCTAACCTTCGAGCTTTTATTAACTGAACATTTGCTTGCTGATCCATAGCAGCAGATAAAGAAGCATCCCTTGCTAATGAAACCGCAAACACAGAAGCCACTGAAAATTGAACGCCAAGCGTAAAATAAGGTGCCCAACTAGATTCATTCGCTCGATAAATATAATCTGCAATCACTTCATCAGTAGCGTTTGCATTATTATAAACTTTATCTTCATATATATTATATTCGATTGGAAGATCCTGAACGGTAATAGCATTAATCATTAGTGAATCTGCTGGTAATTGATAGGTAGCATCCCATCTTCCTATTGGCGCTTCAGAAACTTTGTTAAGTTGAAATTGTTTAGTAGCAAAACGCCAACGACTGCTTGTTAAAGCAGCCCTAACAATATCTTCATATATTGCATCAGCTATGTCAGACTCCGTAGTTCCATCTGTAAAGGATTGAATAGGACTACCGCCAATTAACATTGATGCTCGAGAGCAAATTTTTATTGCTGTGTTTGCAAAATCAGGCATAGAAAGTTGGGGGCCGAAGCCCCCACCCCTTAGTCAGAGTCTGTTTCTGCTACTGCCGTACCATCAGATACGTCAACAACAGAGCCAGTATTAGATAACACAGTTACAAAACTTGTTGTTGGAGCATTAGTATCATGCACCATAATCAAGTCACGAACAGCAAGCATATTAGCTGAATCGTTAAAGTAACCAGCAGTATTTACTGTAGCGATCGCATCAGTAGTTGTGTATCTCCACACACTACCATTCGAATCACCACCAATACGAGTTAGTCCAGTTGCACTATAAGCCATTTTCTAACCCTCCTAGTTATTGTCTAATAGTTCATAGATACCATTGTCATCAATAACAACAGCGCCCATAGACATCATAGATGTTGCAAGGTGAGATACTTTCTCAGCAACGTAGTTGACTTCAGTTTGAACATCAGAGTTGATACCCAAGCCAACAGAAGTTGTGTGATAGCACATACTCTTACCAGCAGCCACAGCAGACGTTGAGAAGATCTTAAAGCCTAAGAACTCTTTCATTGTCATGCCACCAGCATAAGGTAAGTTTTGATCACCAACAAAGTCAGATGATGCAAACTCTGTAATTAAGAACAGATCAGCAAAACCTTTTGGGTGCATAGCAATATAACGCTGTCCATCCTCAGGAAGATTAGCTGTTCCAAATGTTTCAAATACAGATAGTAGGTCTGCTTTTTCAACAGCAGAACTTGTATCGTGGATTTGAGTTGAGTTAGCACCAGCATCCATAGCTGTAATTAACAAGCTATCAGTCTTACGACCTAGAGCAGCAGCAGCAGATTGGGCTACAGCTTGACGCTCATTGATGTTGGTTTTGAGTTCATCTAATTTATCGATGTACTCAGCAGCGTAGAAGTCAGCCATAGTTGCTTCTACATTGGTATGTGCAAGTTCCATAGGAGTTACATTACCATTACGAGATTTAGTAGTTGCTTCCGCAGTACCAATCTTCTGAAATCTAACAGTCGATCCAGTTACATTAGCAGTCCGCACTGTGTTCCGTAGCTTAGAACCCATACGCTGATATGCCATGTGAACTTCTGTTTCGAACTGTTTGATAAAGGCTGTGTCTATTGTATTAGCCATTTATTAGTTCCTTATTGAAGTTACGGTTACTAACAGGTGTCCGCTTTATCACATCAACAAGGGTATCCTATCGGGCCTCTTAGTGTATTACGGGCTGCAATGTGCCATCATAAACATCTTTTTGATTTGGATTGCAACGCACAAATTCAACATATTCAACTTCATTGTTAGATGTTACGCCAACAGCCTCGAATCCTAACCATGATGCCCAATCTAAAATAAACTCATATTCTTTAAGTATTGTCATAGATAAGCCATCGTGAAACTCATCAAAATACTTAACAAACATTACAGATCCTCTAGCCATAGCTTTAAAGTTTTCTTTTATTTTATTAGAAAACATAGCAAACATTTGAGGCCATTCCTGATCTTCAGCAAACCAAAGACCACCAATCATAATAAAACTTTCATTATTTTTTCTGCATAGATAGCACTCAGAACTTTCGTGCATATCAATAAGAGCTTTTCTAATATCGGTATATCCTAATAAAATTAGCTCTTTTACATTCTCTTTGCTTAAACCCTCAATGACTTCATCAATATGATCTAAGGTAAAAGGGGTAAGATAATACTCACCCCTCTGTAAAATCTTAGCTTCTGTAGATTCTTTTGAATCCTTCAGCAACTTGCTTGTGTATGTTTGGGTCACGATCTTTCCAATACTTTGGATCATCCATCATCTTTCTTAGATCAGCTTCATTAACCTCAGATGCTGACGCTGTATCACCAGCAAATGACCCATCCTTCATACCAGCCATTATAGTTTCAAGAGCAATAATACCCTCATGACTTTCACACATTTTTTCTATAGCTGGTAATGCTGACTCAGGAAAAAACTTGTTAGCCCATAATGATGCCGCATCTATTCTTGCATCAGCATTATCGCCAAGTTTTGATATCTCTTCTTCATAGCTAGGTTGAGTTCCAAGAACAGACTCAGAGTATATCTTAATACCTTCTTCAAACTCTTCCTGAGAAAATCCATTGTTAAAAGAATGTTCTGACCACCACTTTAACAAATCATTATCAACAGCTTCTTCTTCATTAATAATATCTGGAAGCTGATAATCCCCAGAAGTCTCTGGTCTATCTGAGAAAGCCTCTGATTGTATTTCTTCTATGATTTGATTTCGTAAGTCTTCATCTTTAGCACCAAGCTTAGATTCAAGTTCTTTATAAGCCTTGGCTAGATCTTCACCAGTTTTGTACTTCTCTGGCAACCATTCAGGTTTTTCAGATGTTTGTTCTACTTTTTCAACATCTTCTTGAGTTACAAAGTCACGACCATCTTCGGCTGCTACTTCAACTGCTGCATCTTCTTCACTCATTGTTTACTCCTATTTGCGTGTGCAATGCGTTGCTCGATCAAACCTACAAGGTATCTCTGCCCCTCGATGTGCCGAAGTTCTTCTGTAGAAACGTTAGGCCCATTAACCATTTCAATAGTAATAGATCTAAAGTATTTCAAAACCTCTTGCCCTGTTGGGGTAGAAAATATCTGAGCAATATTTTTGCTAATCTCAACATCACGTTCAGATTTACGATGAATACCATCGATCCCAATATTAACCTTGCTGTTCAACTGGCATCATTCCCTGCTGCATTGCCTGTTGTTGCGCTAATTGCTGCGCGGCTTCCGCAATTTGTTTACGCTGTTCTTCATCTCGAATCAAGCTTTCTGGAACACCAAACTTCTTAGCTAGGTAAATAGCAGTCTCTTCGCCATCAATTAAAAGCTGCAACATCTCTGGCCCAAAGCCATTACCAATCATCTCAAGAAAGCGTGACACTACAGAAATATCCTGATTAGCTTGCGCTTGTGCTAATGGAGAAACAGATCTAACTTTAATTTCTCTGCCATTAACTGTTGGTATATCAATACGCCCTTGCTTCTTAAGAATATAAACCACACGTTGAAGAAGCGGCTGAACAAGCTCTGCTTGTAATCTTCCAAATGATGCACCCATTCTTCTAGATAAATCAGCCATACGTTCAGCTATTTCTGTAGCTGTTGCTGGAGTTCTGTCAGGATTACCTAGCATATCATTATACAAAGCTTTCTTAATATTTAATCTAAGATCGCCTAAAACAAGTTGAGCAACATCGAAACGACCAGCAGCTTGTATAGGTTGTAATCCAGCAGATCCCATAGCTTTAGGAATTATAGTTCCTGGAACGAGATTGATTGTATCAGGGTTTATTACCCCATCATCTTCCATTTGATAAATACCAGAGATCGACATCTGTGCGTTCTCAAGTATTAATTGAATAGTAAGATTAGTTGTTTTTATAGAACTCAACGCATTAATTAACGGCCCTCGACCATAAACTTCACCAGCGCACTTAGACCAACGAAAACAAATGAATGGATTAGATCCAACACCACTCATTTCTTTGGAGTGTAATATTGTTTCAGTAGTTAGGCATATTGCGTAATGATAATACGCCTCGACATTTGGTTGGGTATAGTTTCTGCATACAAGCTCAAGAACTGTAGTTTCTCTATTTGAACCCATCTGTGAAGTAACTTTAGAATCAAATGTAGATTTAGGAAACATTAAAGGTAAATGATCAAACTTAACTTTCTTTCTTTCTCGATAAACATGATCAATCCTATCATCAGGACCAGTATCTAAAACAACATGAGGAAGTGGTATTGCAGAGAAATTAATTGGATTTAGAGCATCACCTTCTTCAACACATAGAACGCCAGTGCCAACAGCTAAGTCCATAAAAGATTCATGAACCTCTTGGCTAAAATTAGAGTTCTGCAAAACCTCGAACACATAATTCGTGACTTCATCTAATTGATTATCAACTTCTTCTCGTTCTTGTGGATCTACCTCACTGCCAGAAACAAAGTCTGCCCATCGAGCAAAGTTTGGAACTATTCCAGATTGTAGTCTACTAGCAAACTCTTGCGTACCTACTACAGCAGTTTCATCAAATATCTTTTCATCTCTACGCTGACCATGTTCTTCATAGTAAAAAGATTCTCGTTGAGGCAAAGCATACTCATAGCATTCCTCAAAAAGCGAAACCCATTGCTCACGAAAAGATTTTGCCTTTCGATACTTCTCTATAAAATGCTTTGCTATATTATCCATTATCTACCAAACCGACCTAAGTATCCAGAAGCGCCGCCAGCAGCACCCATTTGTTGAGTCGCTCTAAACAAAGAACGTCTAGATGTTCCACCTCTAGCGCCAGCATCTGCAACACTTGATTCTAATGCAGCAGATATATCTTTACGCTTTTGTTTAGCCCTACGATCAACTTCTTTTCTTTCAGCATCTTCTGCTTCTATTCTATCTTCAGCAGCAGCCGTTTCCTCTGCTTGAGTTGGGCCACCGCCTCCACCACCAAAACACATAATAAATCTCCTTTTCTCTTCCTAGTCACAAAGTTAAAATAAAATCAACGCACAAATTGAAAAGCTCTCTTTTTCTTAGGTCTGGAAAACAAATCAAAACTTCTTTTAGCAACGACAGGTTGTAGAGGTTTTTGGTTATTCATTAAAGCTCTACCCTCGCCAGCACCTAGAAAGAGATACTGAGCAGCATCGTGAACGTGAGAAAACATATTCTTATCTGGTTTATCAGCGTATCTTTCACCAGATACTTCCATTCTTTTATAAGCGTAACCACCCTCAAAACCTTTGATAAGTTGAGGGCAACGCCTGTCTATAAGTAGTGCTGGCTTACCTTCAACCATCTTCGTTAATTGGGAGGAAACCGATTCTAATCGAAGATCAACAGAGTTGGAGGGCGCAGGGTATGCCCTCAAGCCAGCACCGCGCAAAATATGAAAGGGAGTTGATTCATCTGTTTGCGCTCTAAAGTCTCCAGCAGGATCTCCATAGATAATAACTTCGGAAGCTGCGGAGAATCTTGTTGCGAGTTCTTGTCTTAATACTTCTGCAAAACGGACAATCCCCATATCTATCGCAACAATTTCTGATTGAATAAACCAACGTCCTCTTACTTTCTGTCCAAGAACTGCGGCTGGTGTTAGCCCAAAGTCTATACCAACATAGACAGGCGCATTTGCAGCAATAGGTATTTCTTCTTTTGCTATATGTACTTCGCCAGCAAACATTGGATAAACAGGTTTTCCGTCTTGGATATGACCCAAGCGATTCATAACATAGACATCAATCCAGCTTTTAGTCTTACCGCGAATAAGGTTTGAATAATAATTGCTTATTATGTTTTTTTGGTTTTCCGCTTTGGGGTTTTCTTTGTAGTCTTGGATTTCGCCTTCTTCGTCTTTGGCTTCGAGCATCCCACAAGGCTGGGTAAAGAAACTCCAATTGTCTGGTTTGACCAGCATCTTAGCTTGCTCACGCGGTATATGATCTGGGACTGGAACTTCACCAGCCATAATGGGCCACCAATGATCTTCCTCAGGCGCGTTGGTATCGGCAATAACGCCAGACCAACTAGGGCCGCCATCACGCATAGAAGGAAAACGGCCAACACGCATCGTGCAGGCATCAATAATAGACTTAGGAATCTCTCTCGCTTCGTTGATCCATATACCCGTAAGTTCGAGCGAAAGAAGTTTCTTAACATCTTCAGGGCGATCAAGGGCCAAGAAAATAACTTCAAGATCTATTTCTCCTTTTTTAATGTGGTGTGTGTAAGGAACAGACCAGTGAAACCTACCCCAATCAGATTCGGGAAACCAATCAAGCCAAGTCTTTATTGTTGTGGTTCTTAGCTGTGGATTGGTATTTCGAATGATAGCCCATCTACTTTTACGCAATCCATCCGATCCCTTTTGCTGTTCGAGAGCGCGTCTAAATACTTCAATGCAGCAACCAACAGACTTGCCAGAACCAACAGGGCCACGAATACCACGAAAGAAAGTGCTGTCCTTCATAAAAGATTTAAGCACTTCCCCATCGGGTTTATATTTAAAGTTAATCATCGAAGCCCCTTATCGACTCCAAACTTTATCATGGTTTCTGCAACATCAGGGCCAATGTTATCTATAACATTATCAACCATTTTATTAGTAACAAAAGACTTCCCATGTTTTTCATCGAAGTGTTGAAAGTGTACCTTCTTAACTATTCTTCGAAGCATAGTAAGTTCTTCAGGCTTAAGCATATTTACAAAACTCACTGTTCGTAAGCCTCATTAACGTCAGGCGTAGAAGGGTCATCAGCTTTTAATCTGCCTTTGTCATCCCTAGCACGTTTCTTTTTAACTGGTTTCTTAGGTACTTCGTTAGTCCATTCTAATCTTTTAGACTCAGAAGTTCTTGTTGCCCCTGTCCATGTTTCACCGCCAAGTTCATGAGTTCCTTCACTCCATAACTCACCAGTGTTAGAAATCTTCCATCCCATAATTAACTCCTATATTGTTTTACTTTCCTAGCAATCGCTTTCGGTTGAGCCACAAATTGCTTACCCGAAGCCTTACCCTTTCGTTTAGCTCTGGTTGTAGCTGCATATTCAGCAGAACTAAGAGCAGAAATAGCCTTGCTAGGTAAGTACCGTTCACCAGTTTCACTAGACTTTTTCCCTGACTTAGTGCGCCACTTTTGCTTTCCCCAGTTTAATAATGACTTCTGTGACTTTTTCATATTATGACATAGGCTTCTTTAATAGAGATCTTTTGCTATATTCTTGTGGCATTTGCATACTGCCACCACCACCTCTACCTCGAAGAGATAAATTCTTTAATTTAGTTTTCTTTTTTTCTTCAACTTTTTTTTCTGCTTTTTCTAATTTATCTTTTAAAGATTTTGTTTGTCGATCTAACTTTTTAAATCTTGCGTTATGTTTTTGTATTTTTCTTTTAGCTTTAGGTTTTTTGTCTGCTTTTTTTTGTAAATCTAAAGGTGGATTGCCAGATTGTTGAAAACTTTCATAACCACGCATTATAATATTATTTCTAGTTTCAAGAACTCTGTTTAATTTTCTTAGCAGTGTTTTTACTTCATCAGCCATTACTTATATCCTCCACCACGTTTTTTATATTCCTTGGCAAGTAACTGCGCCTTTCGAGCAGACCATTGACCAGCAGCCGTACCATGAGTAGCCCTTGCCTTTATTCTTCGAAACAAAGACTTTCGCATTGTTGGTTTGGTATAGTTGCCAGCTTCATTTACCGCCACTGATCTTCTCCTGAATATTAATCAACTGATCTTGTATCTGATTGTATCGAGGACTCGAAACTAACTGATCTGCTCTAGCATTAAGAAGATAATTTAAAATCTTCATAGCACCTTTAGTTGCAAGACCTTTACCTTTAGAATTAAATCTCTCACCTTCACCCTGCATCTTTTCTACAAGCCCAACACCAGCAGAGTCTTCAAGTTGTTTCATCTCTCTTCGAAGAAGAGTTGCCCTTTTCTTTAACGGTGCTAGGGAACGAGATTCAGCCATCTTTCATTTTAGCCTTGAGGATCTTGCGCTTTAATGCTGGCGGTAAACTCTTCTGCTTACCTTTGAGCATTGTCTTTTTCTTAGGTCTCCCAACAGAACTTCCGTAAGTACCTTTCCCTTGAGGCATAATAATCTCCTAATAATTAACTTTGAGTAATGAACGAGTTTGCATACCTGACGTTCTCATCTGCGGAACATCACTTAACATTTTAGTCTTCTGAACAGGATCGCCCATGCTTAGAGAAGGAAGTGGGCCATAATCAGGTTTCTTCTCTTGGTAAATCTCTTCAGCAGTCTTTACTTTCTTACCACCACCAAAACACATATCACTTCTTCCTATTTCTCTTTGCAAAGTTTCTAGCAGACTCAACACTTCTAAATCCCCAAGCCCTTAATGCTAAAGCCTTGCGCGTTGGTCTACCCTTCTCATCTTTCATTGGGCCTTTCATTCCAGCAAACCGAGCAGCAAATGAAACCTTGCGACCCATCTTCTTCGAGCCAGCCTTGGGCTTACTCTTTACTGGAGGTTTTAAATTAGCCCCCTCCTTGCGCTTAAAGTAAGCACGACCAGCAGCATTCAAGCCACCCTTAGGATTCTGATACTTCTTCGCTGGCATAACCACTACTCTTCAATGCAGCCTTAACCGAAGACATATCATCCTTCGATGGGTACTTCTCTGGCTTCTCTTTAAAACGTGACATAGCTAAACCCTATAACAATAAAAATATTTATGACAACGCACAAATTACCTTTTTTAGAAATAATGTGAGTGAAAGAGTTTCTCTGTAACAGCTACAGCAACTTTTCCCCTACCCCCCTTGTAGCTACTAGCGCAGAACAAAGAGTTATCCTAGATCAATCGTAACGCGAATATCTCCAGCTACTTGCACTTGGCTTCGATCGATAGGCTTGTAGCCAGCGCGGTCTAGCAAATCCTTGGCAGCTTCAAGCTGGACATATTCACTCTTGGCTCCTGTGGCTAGCCGCCTAACAGTTCCAGCAGCAAGTGTAGCGGAGATACCAAACTCTTCGTTCATGCGCTGCATCAAGTAGCTCTGCACATGGGCAAGCTTTAAAGTCTTAGTTGCTGTAACTCTTCCAGATTCGCCAGAAGCATAACCAGCGTCTTGAGCAGCCTGCCCGATACTACAGCCTTTTGCTACGAGCGTGTCTACTAAGGCAGTCTGCTTTGCAGTCAGTTTCTTAGCTACGGTAATGTTCATTACTCATTCCTTTTCTATGGACGTAATAGATTACTAGCTAACTACCGCGATTGGAGTCAAGATCATCATTACCTTAGCAATGAGGAATGAGTAGACTTTGTTATCGGCTTGAAAGCCCCCCCTATCATCCCCCCCATCTACGGACTGACTGCAAGTCCTGTCAATTAGTTACCTTACGTCACTTGTGTATGGATACTACCGTGGGTACTACATGTTGTGGTTGGCCAAGCTACAGAGGTATTGACAGGATAGCCAGCGAGTTCATCGAGCGTACACTTATGTTTGCACAACTTAGCATTGTGTCCTGACCACGTTTGACTAATAGCTCGGATTGCACCCTTCGACCACTGATCCAAATCATAGGCAGAAAAGCTTCGCAACCCCACTCATTTCATTCGGGGGTCAAGCAAGCAAGCTTGTGCGTAGCTCAGGGCCGCAAGTGCGGTTTCTGCTCTATGATATTGGGTGGTACGAAGGGCTGATCCTTCGCAACTTAGTAAAACATGGAGAACAAAATGGCTAAAGTTGAAAACATAAATGTAACGCTAGATAAACTAGCTAACTATACTGTAACTACACATAATGATGTAACTGGACAAGTTGCTAACGACTACTTCATAACTGACGTAGCCAGAACATTAGTAAATGTTCCAATCTACGCAGCTAAAAACAAACGTGCTTATTGTGAAACCTTGTTGGCTAACGTGATAGCTAATACGATCTACGATGAAGATCAGAAGATAGCTTACACTCAGACAGCAGAATACTACAAAGCTAAAGAGAGATTCGAACGCTTAAGCCCAAAGATTGAGCGTGAAGCTATCGTTTTTGATCACGTTGCTGATGCATATAAAGCTTGGTTTAAAGAGTATACTGGTCAGGATTATGATTTACCCAGATCTGGTGCAGCAAAACCAGCAATCAGCAAAGAAGATCAAAAGCTGATGGATGCTATCAAAGAACGAGTAGCTGCCGCATAGTGGCTACTTACACCTAAGCAAGTGTATAAACTGCTTACCAAGCTAGTAACTGCAAGGGGGCAACTCTGCTCAAGACGCTTTACTTCTGGCGACAGGAGTATGTCACGCGACATTGCCCAAGCTTTGTAAACTTAATGCTTGCAAAGTTTAGTAATTAAAAATAGTATTGCTTATACGCAGTATATAAACATGGAGAACTATTATGAAAATTAGAACTACTATTAACTCTGACCTTATACCAGTGTCAATGACATTGCCTGTTAGAGATCTCATCGACTTGTCAAACTTTTTTCAAGATCAAGAAATCAAAAACAGATTGGAAAAAACTGAACACTATTTTGTTAGAGAGTTTGCAAAGCAGCTACAAGTAGAGGCTTTAAAGATAAATGAAATGGTAAGAGGTGTACAATGAACATGATGTCAAAGATAAATGATTGGGATTTCCCAGTTGAAATGATGCCAACACCTAACGCAGTCACTGGTGATCCAGAGCCTGATGCATTCCAAGTTATTCGAACAGATACAAACACTGTGCTTGGTCATCATGGCTCACGCTACAAGCTTGTACCACATGACGATGTAGTAAACTCTATCATGGACGCAGTAAAACAATCAGACATTACTACTGATTACAAAGAACCATCTATCAGTGTCTTTGAAAATGGTCGTAAGATGCGCGGCGAACTAATCTTTCCAGACCTTACAATACAACCAAAGGTCGGTGACATTGTTCAAGCCAGAATAGTATTTACTAACAGCTATGATCAAAGCTGGAGTTTCTTTCAGTCCTTCGATGCATTGCGTTTGTGGTGTCTCAATGGTTGCACAACACCTAATGCTGTAGCTCGTAGTAGGTACAAGCACACAACGTTTCTTAATGTTGATGGCTCTGCTGCTAAGATACAGAAAGGTGCTGAGCATTTTCATACACGCAAAGATGAATGGCAAAAGTGGATGAAACGTACACTGCCAGATGATTGGGTTGAACTGTTCTTTAAGAAAACAATAGCCAAAGGTTTCAGCAGACAACAATCTGTTGACAACGTAAACCAAAAGCAAATGGAAAACCTGTTGCGTATCTGGGAGAATGAAAAGAAACAACTCGGCAATAATCAATGGGCGTTATACAACTGCCTTACTTATTGGGCAACTCATACGCAAGATGCTCGAACGCCTCACGTTCAACGCCATAATCGTGAGCAAGACATTGCCAAAGCAATGACATCTAATCTTTGGAAAACGTTGGCTTAATATGGAAATCATACCTTATGAAAGTTGTGATCACTGCGATGGTGAAGGGTACTTAACAGGTTACGAAAAGGATCTTTTATACAAAGAAGTTAGATTTGTAATGATAAATGTAGCTTGTCCTCGATGCTATGGCCTTGGATGGAACACAAAAGAGGTTGACACTGAAGAGGATCAGGTTGCATAACTGCAATCATGAAGTCGTATCTACAATTAGTAAGTGATAAAGCTGTTAAGGCTGATGTAAAACTTGAGGATGCTTTTGATAAAGCAGGAGCATCCCATACTACATATTGGAGAACAAAGAATAATAGGACTGAAATGAAATATGATACGGCATTGAGGGTGTTCAATGCAATCGAAGAACTATACCAGATACAACAAGGTCGTGAGTATTCCAAACGATTACGACAAGCTAATCAGCCAGTTAATAATCGCTCGATCAGAAGTAGGTTTAAGCCAAGAATCGTTAGCTAATAAAATAGGCTGCACCTCTTCACTGATACACAAATGGGAATCACATAAACGAATACCTTCTGGCTTTATGTTGATATGCTGGCTTGATGCATTGGGATACCAGATAGATGTCACGAAAAAAAAGCCAACGAATAACTTGTCTATCGTGTCAAAACAAAACTGATTATTTTGTAGCTATACTTAAACGCAATCATGAAGCAACAAATGAAAAGTGTTGGTTCATTTGTATGCATTGTTATGAGGAAGACAAATGGCAAACCGAAACAAGAACAAGGGAACTTACCACGAAAAGTGGTTCGTCAACTGGCTTAAAGAACAAGGTATCAAAGCGAAAAGGCAACCCCTCTCGGGCAGCTTGGGAGGAGAGTATTCGGGAGACATCAAGCTCGAACTCAAAGGACACGAATTGGTGGGAGAAGTAAAGTACAGAGATAAGTCTAACTTCCCTAGCCCTTTCACAGTCCTCGAAGGCAGAGACATTGCCTTTTATAAAAGACGGACAGGAACTCCGCAAACACTAGTCATAATGAGTGGCGAAATATTTCAACAACTAATGGAGAACTTAAATGAACATATTCAAACAGGAGAGAACTCTTAAGGTAGGAACAGTATGCCTTGAGGATGATGCTGAGAGAAAAGTAACAAGAAATTTAGAACTTACTTACTCTGAATCTTTTCCAGATAAATTAACATTGTATTTTCTATGTAACGATCCAAACGTTGATGGATATATGAATAATTATTCTTTTGAGGAAGTAGAAAAACTTAAGAAGTTTATTACTCAAGTATACAATCTTATGAAGGAGGTTCCTAATGAAGAAGATAAATAAAGCAATTGATGCTGCAATGTGGGAAGCAAACGTAGGTCGCGTTGCTCAATCGCCAACACTACAGCGTGAAGTCTTACGCAAAGGATACTTCATAGACAGTGAAGCTATTCATGCTACCAGAATTAAGAACGGTGAAGTTGTTGGTGAGAACTGGCTCAAGGGTAAGAACAAAGAAATACTTATCAGAGATCACGGGCTAACTGAAGAAGACTTTAAAAAATATACTTGAACCTATTGCCTATATGCAATAGACTCAGGGGTATAAAGGGGAGGTAATACCCCAAAAAAAACTAATTATATAGGGAAGACAAAGGAGAACTAAAATGAACCGCAAAGGTTTTATTGGCGGCTCAGATTGCGTAAAGATTATGCGAGGTGAGTGGCTCGAACTATGGGAAATCAAAACTGGACGCAGAGAGTCAGAAGATTTGTCAGATAATATTGCAGTGCAGCTAGGCACATTTACTGAAGACTTCAATCTTCAATGGTTTGAAAAGCAATACAATTGCAGACTACAAAAACACCAATGGGAGATCGAGCAACAGATTGGCAGTGTGCCAGCTAAAGGAATGATCGATGCCGCTTATGGTTTTATACCTGTTGAAGCCAAGCACACCAACGCATTCAATTCTATGAATGATATTATCGAACGATATATGCCACAGATACAGCTATATGCAAAGCTTGCTGATACTCACAGCGCTTATCTCTCTGTAATATTTGGTAACAGTAAGTGGGAAGGTCGTCACATTAGATGCGATAACGAATACTTTAATAGTATGTGGGCTGTTGTGTCTGACTTCTGGTCATACGTTGATGCTGATAAGCCACCGCAAGATGTCAACGTACCAATAATTAATCAAGATAATATTCAAGTAGATGATATGGTGATGAGAGATGCAGCACAAGATAATCAATTCGTCGATGCGGCAGTTACATATATACAAGGTTATGAACATAACCGAGTATTCGAGAATGCAAAGAAAGATCTCAAAGCTATGGTCTTGCCCAGTGAACGTGAAGTTTATTGTGATCAACTGTCAGTCAGAAGAGACAAGCGAGGCTCACTAAGAATAGTGATTACTAATAATAAAAAGGAGAACTAAAATGATTACTATGGAAATATGGAATGCACTAGCAGACACAGATCCCGAATACATCAAGCCTGTGTCATTCGGATCTCGATCATTCACAGCTATTGATCCTCAGTATCAGATCAGAAAAATGACTGAACAGTTTGGGGCAGTTGGTGAGGGTTGGGGTTGGCACAACACAACAGAGACTGTCTCTATAAGCAACGGAGACATGGCTGTACTAGCACACGTTACTGTTTGGCATGGTTCACAAGCAAATGCATTCGGCCCTTTCACTGGCTGCCGAAAATTCTTTGACTCTTCGAAGGGTCGCCTTGCTGAAGATGCCCCCAAGATGGCAATAACAGATGGGTTAACTAAAGCATTATCGCATATCGGCTGTGACGCTAACATCTTCTTAGGTAAGATGGATGGTAATAAGTATGCTCAAGATGCCAAAAGATCTCAAGATCCCAAAGGGGATTGGTAATGCTTACTAAGAAAGTAACCAAGCTTTGGAAGGGTGAATATCTTTCCATCCGCACCTATGAGCATCAGGCCGCGATCAAAGCGGCAGGCCTGAGGCTCATTTATGGAGACAAAACTATGACTCTTTCACAACAGGAACTCCAAGCTTTAAAACCATCGTCTAAGATTTTTAAATCAAAGACAGGAGGCAGAGACTACCAACTAATCGATATTAAATTTGCACCTAATGATCCGCGACAGGATCTGCTTTTATAAGGAGGCCAACAATGGCAGAAGAATACGACAACACTAACTCAGGCGCAGCCTTTCCACCATTCCCAACGCAAACTATGATACTGCAAGGTAATGTAGATATTGATAAAAAAGATCACAAAATTGTATGCGTACAAAACACAACTAAAGATGGTAGAAAAACTATCGAAGTTTATCAGAAGATGGGAATACTATTTGAGAATGATAAGAAGGGTAATGATAAATTACCAGATTATTCTGGCCCCCTCGATGATCACGAAAACTTACGCATAGCTGGATGGAGAAAGAAAGCTAAAGACAGTGACAAAATGTTTATCAGTTTAAAAGTATCTGAAGGTAAAGGGTTGCCAAATGATACCATACCATTCTAATATGAACTCAGTTCTCCGAGGACGTAATCACGCCTTGTATGATTACTGCTCAAACTGTCCTCGTCACCTTGGCGCACCTTTTCAGGTGCGTCTTTTTTTTAGTTATTAAATGTTAAAAATTACTAAACAAATGATACAACAAATCCCATGCCCAAAATGTGGAGCTGAGAAGGGAGAGTCTTGTGGTCATAGAAAAGATAAGTTGAGAAGTCATTTCAAAAGATTACAAGCAGCGCAAAAATATTATAATAAAGGTAACACAATGACACCAATTGAAAGAATGAAAGAAGATGCAAAGATCTGCAACTCCAAACTAAAAACTAATAGCAAAGTTATTTATACTCCAGAGCCAACAGAATCTAGAGGCAGAGTATCAAGAACTAGTGGCGATGGTTGGCGTAACGAAAAACTAAGCGATAAAGAAATAGCAGATATTAAATACTTCTTAGGCATAGGCTGGGATATGAAATCAACAGCAGTTGTATGCGGTGTAAGCTATAGCTCTGTTCAAAGAATTAGTAAATCTTAACTGCTTAATTCATAATGCGGTGCATCGATAAACGGACGCCTACCTTGTGACCTTCGAAGATCGATGTACTCATTCATTGCATCTTCCATTGATCCTTCATAATCACCAATAGAATCTATGTGCCAAGCTGCACCCCAACGAAGTTTAACACCAACATCTTTAGCCGCTTCTTTTATAGCATCAGCAATATCATCATAGAGATTTATTTCCCAAGAAACTCTTGGCCCAACATAAGCCACAGTATCTATCGCAATACCTTCAAGATGTTTTGATTTCATAGTTTGCGATGCGCCCTTTTCAAAAAGCTCACGCTGTTGATCCATTGTTCGAAGACCACCTAAATGTGGAATGCCAAAATCAACTTTAGTAATTCCAATAGCATACTTAGCAACAGCTACTATTCTTTCATCAACACCTTCGAGCCTACCAAGACTACGTTCACTTAACTTGAATGTCATTTCTTAAATCCTTTCATTGTTCTTATTCCAAACGAAGCAGCTATCGAAGCATACATTGCCCAGCTAAACCATTGAGGTGCAGCCTCTAAGTTCTTAAATCCTTGCTCCATATATGGTTGCATCGGAGGAACAAAGCTTGCCAAAACAATAGCTATAAAACAAATTGTCCAAGCCTCATCTTTCCAGCTATCAGCACTAGCTTCAATTGCCGCTTGCTCCCAACTGATTTCACCTGTTGCAATTTTCATTTTGGTTTCAGCTTCAGCAGCTTT